CGCCGCACAGTTCGTGCAGCAGACGATTCAACATCAACTAACACAGGCTTGACACTCCCACAGCACCTCAACTCATTCATCACAGACACCTTCTCTGGTCGTCCAGCGTTTGATGCAGTTACACGTCAGGCTCTTGTTGAGTCAGGCATGTCCTTTACAGTCCCACGCCTTTACACAAACGCATCATCAGCAGATACAGCTCCAGCAGTTGCAGACGTTAATGAAGGCGCATCAGTCACAGACACAGGCATGACCTCTGCTTATGACACAGTAAACGTAAACAAGTTTGCTGGACTTAACCGCGTCTCATGGGAACTCATTGACCGCTCATCACCTGCGTTCATGGAACTCCTAATGGCAGAACTCCGCAAGGCATACGAAGCAGCAACAGATAAGGCTCTTATCGCTGCGTTCACAGCAAGCGGAACACAGGCAACTTCAGTTGCTACAACAGCAGCAGGACTTCAGTCATTTATCTCTGTAGAAGGCGCAGCCGCATACAAGGGTACAGGCGGAGACTTTGCTAACAAGCTCGTTGCATCAACAGACCAATGGGCAGCAATTACAGGATACGCGGACTCAACAGGTCGCGCACTCTACTCTGCACAAGGTTCAACACAGAACGCATCTGGAACAGCAGTTGCTTCATCAGTACGCGGAAACATCCTTGGAACTGATCTCATCGTAGATCACAACATCACAACAGCAGGACTAATTGACGAGTCAGCGTTCCTCGTTGCTCCAGGTTCTGTGTACTGCTGGGAATCACCACAGACACAACTTCGCCTGAATGTTCTTACAACAGGTGAACTCGAAATCGCACTTTACGGCTACCTCGCAATTTATGTGGGCAAGTCAGGCAAGGGCGTTCGCCGCTTCAACATGACTGCCTAATAGCAGTTACCTAAGTCGCTCAAGGGGGCTGCCAGAGCCCTTGCAGTCCCCTTGAGTCTTTAGAAAGGATAACAATGAGCGTCACAACAGTTGCAGAACTTCGCACAGCATTAGGCATCGGTACTCTTTACACCGATGCTGTCTTGCAGTCCGTCTGCGATGCCGCTGATGATGTCATGTTGCCCTTTCTATGGACTAACACGACTCCAGTAATCGGGCATAGCAACACTACTAACACAGGCACTTCATACTTCCAAGATCGAGTTGATGACGTGTTCTATGTAGGGCAGTCTCTAAATCTCACAGGCTGCGGAAGTAAGCACAACGGCAATAAGACTTTAACTGGCGTGGGTGAGTATTCAGTAACTTATGCAATTACAGGCAATAACAATGTCGCTGCGCCTTACCACCCAATCAACCCTTACGGCAAAGCGGCAGCAGACACCTACGTGGATTACACAACCATCCCTGCTATTCAGGAAGCCAGCCTCATGATTAGCGTGGCTATCTGGCAAGCGCGTCAAGCACCTACAGGACAAGGCGTATCTATTGACGGCTTTGCTCCAAGCCCTTACACAATGTCTAACCAGCTTATGGCTCGCGTTCGTGGCTTACTAGCACCATACCTAAGCCCTAACTCTATGGTGGGCTGATGCCAGCGATAACCACCCTACGTTCTAGCATTGCAGCAGCTCTTACTGATAACACAAAGTGGTCAGTATTCTCGTTCCCACCTGCTACTCCTATTGCTAACTCTGTAATCGTCAGCCCTGCTGATCCTTATATTGTGCCAAGCAATAACGACTATACGGCTATTGCTCCATTGGCTAACTTCCAGATTTCTATTCTTGTGCCATTGCTCGATAATCAGGGCAACCTTGCTGGCATCGAGGATGACATCATCAGAGTATTTCAATTACTCGAAGCATCTAACATTGTCTTTAACGTAGGAAGCGTGAGCGCCCCAGCGGTTCTTAACCTACCTACTGGAGACCTGCTCACCTGTAACGTGCAGGTAAGCACCCTAACGGAATGGAGCTAACCATGTCAGATTGGGAAAAGGAGCGCGACGCTTTTCTAGTGAAAATCGGACAAGCTCCAGCAGCCAAGGAAAAACCAACTACCAAGAAAGATGAGGAATAACTGAAATGGCAGTATTTCTAAACAATGGCGTAGTTCTTACAGTCAATTCAGTAGACTTGTCAGATCACGTCACAGCAGTAACAATCAACCGCACATTCGATGAGCTTGAAGTAACAGCGATGGGCGATTCAGGACACAAGTTCGTCAAGGGTCTTGAGGCAGCATCACTCACAATCGACTTCCTCAACGACACAGCAACAGGCGAAGTCTTGCAGACACTTCAGGCTGCATACGGCACAGACGTAACAGTTACAGCCAAGCAGACATCATCAGCAGTATCAGCGACAAACCCTCTTTACACAATGACCTGCCTAGTAAACAACCTCACCGACATCAACGGCGCAGTTGGAGACCTTGGCACACAATCTGTAACTTGGAACGTCTCTGGTACAGTAGCAGTCACAACAGCGTAAGAAGGAGATAAGGGCTATGGCAAAACTCAAAGTAACAAGGGCTGACGGACAAGTGCAGGAGTTCGAGATAACTCCGCTACTAGAGTACAGCTTTGAGCAATACGCCAAGAAAGGCTTTCACAAGGCACTCATTGAAGATCAGAAGCAATCTGATGTTTATTGGTTGTGCTGGGAAGCCATCCGCCGCTCGGGTGAAGTGGTCAAGCCTTTTGGTGAGGACTTCCTAAGCACTCTCAAGTCAGTTGAGGTCTTAGAGTCTGACCCTTTAGGCTAGATCGGAACTCCGTCACCTATCTTGCAACTAGATTAAGTTACGAGTATGGAGTTCCGTTCAACACCATCGTGGAACTTTCTCCGATGGCTTTCAAGGCTCATATACAGATATTAAAGGACATAGCAAAGGAGCAAGCTGATGCCAGTCGAACTGCAAAACGCCGTAGCTCTTAGCAAAGCCCTTAAGCAATACACCCCTGACCTAGCCAAGGAAACACAGAAGGAAATCGCTAAGCACCTTCGCAAGGTAGTCAATCGTGCGCGTGGCTTTGTCCCAGCCGAGTCACCTTTAAGCGGATGGGAAAACCAAACAGGCATCTGGGAGTATCGTGCCTTCAACGCTGGACTTATGAAGCGTGGCATTGGATACAGCACCACACCTACTAAGCCTAATAAGCGCGGCTTTAGATCATTAGCCACAATCTTTAACAAGTCTGCCTCTGGTGCTATTTATGAAACAGCAGGACGCTTAAACCCACAAGGCTTACCACCTGCCCAACGTGTGAAGAAGTATCGTGGTGGCAAGTTTATTCAGGAATGGCAAACAGACAAGACAGTCAATAAGTCTGCTAACCCTAATGCTGGCAAGCAATTTATTAACTCTATGCCGCCATTGGTTGATTCACAGCAATCCAACAGCGCAGGACGTAGAACTCGAAAGACCAAAGGTCGCTTGATGTTTAGGGCATGGGCTGAAGATCAGGGCAGAACTACAGCAGCAGTTGTCAAGGCTATCCAAGCTGCCAACATGACAGTAGTTAAGAAGACCAACGCTAGAGGCGAAGTATCATTTAAGGGACGTGACAAGTAATGGCTGGCATGACAGACCTAGCAATCCGCATTGCTACCACTATGGATGCCACAGGCATCAACAAGGCAGACAAGTCAGTCAAGGGCTTAGACAAGACAATAAAGAAGCTAGGGCGCACCCTAGGCGTTACCCTTGGCGCATCAGCGATGGTTGCCTATGGCAAGAACGCAGTCAAAGCCTTTGCAGCAGATGAGGCAGCAGCTCGCAGATTATCCACCGCAGTCGATAACCTAGGGTTGTCATTCTTTAAGGCAGATGTAAATACCTTTATTAGCCAGACAGAGCGCAGCGCAGCCATCCTCGATGACGAGCTACGTCCAGCCATGCAAGCCTTACTGACCACCACAGGCTCATTAACTAGATCACAAGAATTACTTAACAACGCCATCCAGATTAGCCGAGCATCAGGCATCGCACTTGGCACAGTTGTCGAGGACTTAAACAAAGGCTATGTAGGCGTTACTCGTGGACTTATCAAGTACAACACAGGTCTTACTAGAGCCGAGTTACAAACTAAATCCTTTAATGAAATCCTAGGCGTTATCCTTGCCAAGTCTGCTGGCGCAGCCGATGAGTACCTAACCACTACAGCGTACAAGATGGACGTGTTAAAGGTTGCAACCGCTAACGCACAGGAGACAATCGGAGCAGGTTTAGTCGATGCCCTAGCAAAACTAGGCGGCGGCAATGAAATCTCTGATGCAGCCAAAGCAATCGACAACGTAGCCAAAGGCATTAACGGCATCACCAACGCAGCCGCAACAGCCATAGGCGCGGTTACTAAGCTCTACAAAGGTCTGGACTTCCTGACTTCATTCGGTGGTCTTACAGGCGGCGATGGCAGAATTGCTCAATACACAGCAACAGTCGAAGAACGCTTGCGTCAGTTTAATAACCCACGATCTGCCAGCCCAGCAGGTACAGCCATGCGTACACGCCAGATGCGTGAAGCAGAAGCCGCAGCCGCAAAGCGAGCCAAAGAAGTACAGGCAATTACTAAGAAGCAAGTTGCATCTACTAAAGCACTTACAGCCGAGCAGAAGAAGCAAAACAGCCTTAAGAAGTCTGCCACAGTCTTTGACCAAGAGCAGATTCAGCTCATCGCTGCCCTCAAGGGTAAGTTATCTGAAGAAGATCGTAAGCGCATCGAGGCACAGTTAGCCCTACTCAATAACAATGATGCCCTAGCCCAGAAACTCACACGCGAGATTCTTATGGCGCAAGATGCCACAGGCGGCTTGTATCGCTACTTCCTAACTATTGGCGATGCAAAGATTAAGAACCCTTTTGCTTTCCTTGATGAATGGCTATTGAACTTCCAAGATAAATTAAACAATCTTAAGTTGCCTACGATGACCAATGTTTCACAGGCAGTAGCAGCGGCAGTAGCACCTACCTCTGGCGTAGTCCTAGGCTTTACCCCACCGCAGGGCGTGTACCCAACACCTAGCGCAAACCCATTCGGTCCAGCTATACCCAGCACCAACGTAGATCGTGGATTCGTAGGCACTCCGTTTGGACAGGCTGGCTCTTATGTGGACAGCATGGGAACACCATTCGGACAAGCAGGTTCTACAATCACATTAAAGATTACTGGCGAAGGTGACATCACCAACGCAATCGCTAAGGGCTTACAGAACCAGTCTCTATCTACTGGTGACTCTTCCTACATCAACCGCAGAACTGGCGGCTTTGCTGGATGAGCCTACCTGCACAGATAGCAGTCTCCTTCGACTTTAGCTCTGGTGCTACCTTCGGCACAGGCTTTGTGATTGGTTCACCTGATAACGGCGTTATTGGCGTGAACTCATTCGGCTCATCTGATGTAATCATTCCTACAGTTGATCTAACTCCTGACGTTTATAGCATCTCAATCAGGCGTGGACGTAACATCATGAAAGACCAGTATGATGCAGGTACAGCCATTGTGCGTGTCTTAGACCCGTTGGGCTATTTCAACCCACAGAACCCAGCCAGCCCTTACTTTGGCTATCTAGTGCCATTGCGTAAGCTGCGCGTGTCTGCCACCACAGCAACCGCAGACCATTTCCTATTCTCTGGATATGTCAATGATTACCGCTATACCTTTCCTACAGGGCAAGAGACAGCCTATGTAGATATTCTCTGCACAGATGGCTTCCGTCTATTGCAGATGTCCCAGATTCAGACAGTAGCCGATTCAGGGGCAGGACAGACCACAGGCACACGTCTAAACAAGATTCTGGACGATGTGCAGTTCCCTAACTCCATGCGCCAGATAGCCACAGGCGATGCGACATGTCTCGCTGATCCTGCAACAGTCCGCATTACCCTCGATGCTATTAAGAACGTGGAGTTCTCGGAAGGGCTCGGAGCGTTCTACATGAGCCCAGACGGGTCAGCAGTCTTTAAGTCCCGTAGCGAGGTAACAGCGACTCTTGGTGAGCCAGCCATCGAGTTTAACCAGACCACAGGCATCAGTTATAAATCTCTTAAATACCAGTTTGATGACAAGCTCATTATTAACGATGTCAAGTTCAACCGCATAGGCGGCACAATTCAAAACGTGTTTAGCCAAGCCTCGATTGACAAGTATTTCCCACACGCTTTGACCCAAGAGAACCTTGTGGCGCAAGATGATGCGCAGGTATTAGGCGCAGCCCAGAACTACGTCAATACCCGCAAAGAGACCACCATCCGCATTGACGAGATGACAGTCGATCTATTAGACCCAGCAGTACCAACCGACACAATGATTGGCTTGGATTACTTCGACAATCTAACTATTACGAATGTGACCCAAGAGGGTTCTACAATCGTTAAGACCTTGCAAGCACAGGGCTTTGCATGGGATATAACCCCAAACATGATGAGCGTAACAGTTACGACCCTTGAGCCGATTATCGACAGTTTCATCGTTGGTAGTAGCACATACGGTATAATCGGACAATCATCTTTTAGTTACCTCTAGGAGCAACATGGCAGCAGGACAAGGATATATCGAGTTCGCAACAGGAGACGTGCTTACGGCTGCTGCTGCTAATGGCTATTTAGCCTCACAGGTGGTGATGGTATTCGCAACTTCGGCAGCTCGTACTTCTGCCATTGCAAGCCCTCAAGAGGGCATGCTTTCATTCTTAAAAGACACAGATACATTGCAATTCTATACTGGCTCCGCTTGGTCAAATGTGGACACAGGAGCATCTCCTTTGACAACCAAAGGTGATCTATATACATATTCAACCACTAATGCTCGTCTAGGTGTTGGCACTAATAATCAAGTTTTAACTGCCGATTCATCGACTGCTACAGGTCTTAAATGGGCTACACCTGCGGCATCAGCCAGCGGCTTAACGTTAGTTAAATCGCAGACAATTGGTTCTGCTGTTTCAGCAGTAACAGTTACAGATGCTTTTAGCGCGACATACGATAATTA